ACAGGTAGCCCAGCCAGAAACAGCCCCATCAATGCTGGAAACCCCAGCAGAGGTTGCACAAGGCGGGTCTGGTAACGGTTTCATGGAAATGATACCAGAAGATTTAAGGGAGCATCCAAGTCTTTCACCTATTAAGGATGTTGGGAATCTAGCGCGTTCTTTTGTTAATGCACAAAAACTTATCGGTGCAGACAAAATACCGTTTCCAACAAACCCCACAGAAGAAGATTTAAGTAATATATACAGTCGCTTAGGTAGGCCAGAAACCCCAGATGGTTATGAGTTTGCCACAGACGGCAACGTAATTACGCAAGAGGTTGCGACAGAGTATGCTGGTGTAGCGCACAAGCTGGGTCTTTCACCGCAACAGGCGGCGGGGATACTGGATTATTACAAGGGTTCCGTTGGTCAGACTACAGAGCAAATGGAACAGTTGGCGCAAGAGCAAGCGGAACAGACAACTAATGAGCTAAAGCGTGAATGGGGTAATGCTTTTGGAGACAAAGTAGCAGCGGCAAAGGATGTTGTAGAGCAATTTGCTGGGAACGACATACTGCAAATGCGACTTGAAGATGGCACTATGATTGGCAATCATCCCACTTTTATTAAAGCATTTGCTGCTATAGGTGACTTCAAATCTACAGTAACAAGTGAAGATACAATCAATGACGGCACAAGAAATTCTGTGTTTACACCAGCGCAAGCGCAAGCAGAAATTGATGCTATTATGAATGACAAGAGCCATCCTTACCATGACAGGAAAAATATAACAGGGCGGCAAAGAGCCATCGAACACGTTAATAGCTTGTTTACAATGGTTCATGGCGGGGAATAATTATGGAAGATGAATTATCCCCATTGGCAGTTCGCTTAGAATGTCTTAGAATGGCAGTGGAATTTGGTACGCAACGTGATGTAAATAACCCAGTTGATCTGGCAGAAAAGTATCACGCTTGGGTAACGAAAGAGGGTAGCGGTGTAAATCGTCCTCAAGACAATCGGATAGACGATAGCCTAATGGTGGCTCAAAAACCTAGAAGTGTCCGTAAGGGTAGCGCATCGAAATTAGTGTAACTTAAACCGTGTGAACTTAGGAGACATAGTATGTCATCAGAAATCACCACGGCATTTGTGCAACAATACTCTGCTAACGTGCAGATGTTATCACAGCAGATGGGTTCTCGTTTGCGTGATACGGTGCGGATTGAGAATATTGTTGGTAAAAATGCCTTCATAGACCAGATTGGTGTAGCGACAGCGCAGCTTCGTACATCAAGAAATGCCGACACACCTCAAATTGATACCCCACATGGGCGTAGACGTTTGTCACTAGCTGACTACGAGTATGCTGATCTAATTGACGATCAGGATAAAGTTCGTATGTTGATTGATCCGACTTCATCTTACGCTATGGCGGCTGCTGCTGCTATGGGCCGTGCGATGGATGACGTTATCATCTCTGCTGCAACTGGTGCTGCCTCAACAGGCGAAACTGGTTCTGGTACAGCAAACCTAGATGCAACAGCCAACTCTGTTGGTTCAGCATCATCAAACGATGGATTGACCGTTGCAAAGCTAACTGAAGCAAAGCGCAAGTTAGACCTAGCTGACGTTGACCCATCTATCCCACGCTACATTGCCGTTGGCCCAAAGCAGATTGAAGATTTGCTTGGGACAACTCAGGTAACTAGCAGTGATTTCAATACCGTAAAGGCATTGGTTTCTGGGGATGTGGATACCTTCATGGGCTTCCGCTTTGTCATGTCGAACCGCTTGGCTGTTTCTGCCACAGATGTTCGCACTTGCTTTGCTTGGGCTGAAGATGGTCTTACCTTGGGTATAGGTAAAGACATTTCCGCTAGGATTGATGAACGCGCAGACAAAGGTTATGCAACCCAAGTTTACTACTGTATGTCGATTGGTTCGACACGCATGGAAGAAAACAAGGTTTGCCAAATCTTCTGTGATGAAACCCCAGACTAATAGGAGCTAGAGATGACTACTAAAAATTCTGACTTGGTAGCAAATCTTGAGGCTTCTCCTCAAGTTGCTAATAAAGCCCAAGAGCTACAAGGTGTACTCCGAATAGCTCAAGGTAATGTTGCTTTGGCGGCTGGTGATAGCACTGACGATGACATCGTTATGCTTGCACCAATTCCAAGCAACGCATCCATTGTATCTTTGCAAGTAGGCTCAGATGCTTTGGGTGGAAGCTGCACATACAATGTCGGCATCTACACTGATGCTGGTGCTGTAAAGGACGAGGACTTCTTTGCTACTGCCGTTGCCGATGGCGCAGCGTTAGCAGAGCTTCGTTATGAGGCGGCTGACCTCAACACTACTGGGCAACAGCTATACACAATGGCTGGTGATAGCACTGATCCAGGCGGGTTCTACTACATTGCTGCAACATTCGCAGCAACAGGTGGAACTGGTGGCGATATGGCTTTCATCATTGAGTATGTTGTAAACTAGACAAGTTAGAAGGGGCGGTACACCTCGCTGCCCCTTCTCCCCTTTAGGAGTTTGCTATGTCCTCAGTGGTTGACATTTGTAATGAAGCTATGGATTTGTTGGGTGCGGCAACGATTACGTCACTAACCGAGAACTCCAAAGAAGCTAGGCTTTGTAATAGAAAATTTGCCCTTACTAGAGATGCGGTCTTACGCGCACACCCTTGGAATGTTGCAATAGCTAGGGCAGAGCTTGCGGCTAACAGTGTTGGCCCCGCTTTTGGTTTTACCCATCAATTCCAATTACCCGCTGACCCTTATTGTCTAAGGGTTCTTTCTTATTGGAACACTAATGTAAACAATGATCTTGCTGCGTATGACAGCAACAAAATGTTTAAGATAGAAGGGCGTAAGATTTTAAGTAACGATGATGCTTGCAAGATTATTTATATATCTCGCCTAGAGGATACAGAGGATTACGATGCTTTGCTATCCAACGCCATAGCTCACAGGCTTGCGGCTGACACAGCTTATGCAATTACTGGTAGCAACTCTGTAGCCCAGCAAATGTTCAGCATCTATGAATCCAGATTAAAAGAAGCAAAGGGTGTGGATTCTATGGAAGGCTACCCAGAACAGCCAGTAGCGGATTACTTTATCGACATCAGGTATTAACATATGGCGCGTGTATCCAGTATTCTAACAAACTTCCGCGCTGGTGCTATATCGCCACGGCTTGAAGGCAGAATTGATTTAGAGAAGTATAACCAATCTGTTAAGACATTGCAGAATATGGTTGTGTTTCCTCAAGGCGGAATAGCTAGACGGCCTGGGACTTACTACGCTGGCACTACAAAAGACGGTGGCACAGCAAGGTTAATTGACTTTGAGTTTAGTGATGAGCAAGCGTATGTGCTTGAGTTTGGTTTAAATTACATTCGCATCTACAAGGATGGCGGCATTGTAACTGAGGCCACGAAAGCAATCACAGCAATTACTGCCGCTAACCCTGCTGTTGTAACCTCTAATGGGCATGGATACAGCAACGGTGATCGCGTTATGATTAGCGGCGTTGTTGGCATGACACAGGTAAATAACCGCGAGTTTACTGTAGCTGGCACAGCCACAAATACATTCCAGTTAAGTGGTGTAAACAGTTCTGCCTTTACGGCTTATGACAGTGGCGGCACTGCTGGTAAAATTGTTGAGGTAACGACTACATATACAGCAGCAGAAGTCTTTGAGATAAACTATACTCAATCTGCTGATATTATTTATCTAGCACACAAAAGCCATGAGCCAGCAAAGCTAACAAGAACATCAGCGCATACTGGGTGGAGCTTGTCAGATATAGACTTTGTTGATGGGCCATATTTAGACGAAAACATTACCGACACAACCATATATGCTTCCGCTAACACAGGCAGCGTAACACTTACGGCATCCGCCAGTTTGTTTGCGGCTACTGATGTAGGGCGTTTGGTAAGGCTGCGTGAGGTTATAGAGGTACAGCATGATGAATGGAAAGCAAGCACTGACTACGCTCAAAACGCCTTAGTAAGATTTGGTGATAATGTTTATAAAAAGACAGACAGCGGCACAGATGCTTCGGGGCTAACCCCACCAGTTCACCTGTCTGGTTCTGAAACGTATGGTGCTATTACTTGGGCTTATCAGCATAGTGGCTCTGGATACTTAAAAATAACAGGATATACCAGTGCAACTGCTGTTACAGCATTGTTCAAGAATGACGCTGGTGTTTTGCCAGCAAGCGTTGTTAGTAGCAGCAATACCACAACTCGTTGGTCATTGGGTGCTTTTGGCGGCACAGAAGGCCAACCAAGGGCTGTTGGCTTCTATGAGGAGCGTTTGTACTTCGCTGGCACGACAGGCCAGCCACAGACGATATTTGGGAGTGTTTCTGCTGACTTTGAGAACCATACCCCAGGTACTATAGATGACAGTGCGGTAAACTTTACGATTGCATCTGACAAAGTGAACGTAATCAAACATCTTTTGCCAGCAAGATTTCTGCAAATTCTTACGACTAGCGCAGAGTTTACGCTATCTGGCGGCTCTGGAACTACGCCAGTATCGCCAACTAACGTCAATGTGTTGCGTGAAACTACGTTTGGCACATCAGATGTAAGACCATTAAGGGCTGGCAACAGTACAATTCTTATTCAAAAAGGCCAAGAAAAGGTCAAAGAGATTACATTTGATTTAGATACTGATGGCTTACTAGGTATTGATTTAAGTATTTTAGCAGACCATTTGCCTCGCGGTGGCCTGACTGACATGGTTTGGCAGCAAGAGCCAGAGCTAGTTCTTTGGTTTGTCCACGCTGATGGCAGACTTATAGGGCTAACTTATGACCGCGCTAACGGTGCTATCGGGTGGCATGAACATCCTCTGGGTGGCAAGTTTGGCGAGGCCACTGTAACTGTTGCTGATTATGCAAATATAGCAGTTGGATCAACGATTACTCTTACCAAAAGTGATGGCACTTCAGTCACATTCACAAGTGAAGCTGCTGGCAGTTCTGACCCAGCCGACACATCTTTAGGATGGAGGCCAAACTCAAGCAATAACGCAACGGCTGACAACATCTTTACACGCATCAATGCTCATGCAGATTTCACTGTGGCTAATCCAGCAGCAGCAGTTGTTACAATCAAAGAGACAGCCCCAGAAAGTCAGGGGTTTTTGACCGTTGCAACGTCAGATAGCACAAGGCTTGCCGCCACAAGTGAGGGAAGGGCTGTAGTAGAAAGTCTAACATCTATACCTAGCGGCTCTGAGGATCAGATATATTTATCTGTAAAGCGTACAATAGATGGGGCAACCACAAGGCAGATTGGCTTTATTAAATCGTTTTACTTCAATGATGATATTACTGACGCTTTCTTTGTGGATAATGGGCTAACTTACGACAGCACAGCTACAACAACCATAACAGGCATCAATCATTTAGAGGGCCAGACACTAGCAGTTCTGGCTGATGGCTCTGCCCATGCTGATAAGATTGTATCAGGCGGCACAGTAACATTGGATCGCAGCGCATCTAAAGTGCATCTAGGCCACGGTTATACATCCTTTGTGGAAACCCTACGGCTAGAAGCTGGTGCAGATGATGGTATTGCACAGGGCAAGATCAAACGTATTCATGGCGTGACCGCTAGGTTTAACAACACTGTTGGTGCAGAGATAGGGCCATCTACAGCAAACCTAGACAGAGTACCTTTCCGCGACAGTAGTATGTCTATGAATGAAGCCGTGCCTATGTTTAACGGAGATAAAGAAGTATCGTTTCCATCTGGATATGACAACGATGCCCAAATTGTGATACAACAAACACAACCATTACCAATGGCGGTACTGGCAATTATGAGAAGGTCTAATACTTTTGACGCTTAATATTGTGCCATTTAAAAAGGAACACATTGAGCAAATTGAAACTCGTTACCATTTCCCAGATGCGGCAAAGGTAGCATTTACAAGTGATAATTCTATGGTGGCTTACACAGGTATGATGGATAACAAGATATTCGCTCTAGGCGGCGTGTATCAGTTATGGCAAGGCGTGGCTGAAGCGTTTTTTATTATGTCATCACACGCATACGACAAGCCTCTGACTGCAGCTAAATACTCACGCGCCATGCTGGATTACATACAAGAAGAAAACAATTACAATAGGTTACAAGCCAGTGTCAGTTGTAATGACGATGAGGCTGTGCGTTTTATAGGTTGGTTGGGCTTTGAAAATGAGGGGCTAATGAGAAAGTTTGGGCTAGATGGCACTGACTACTATCGTTATGCGAGGGTGCAATAATGGATCCAATGACAATGGCAGCAGTAGGAACTGCCGTGGGCGGCACAATGTCTTTCAAGGGAAAGCAAGCTGAAGCAAAGCAAGTGCAGCAGATTGCTGAATATAATGCTAAAGTTGCAGAACAGGAAAAGGTTGCTCTTGCTGAAGTCAAAGCTCAAGAAGAAGTGTCACTGCGTAAAAATGCAGAACGATTAGTTGGAACACAAAGAGTGATGACCGCTGCTTCTGGGGTGCAAATGGCAGGTAGCACCTTAAATGCTTTAAAGGACACTTTTTTTGCTAAAGAATTAGATGCCCTTAGCATACAACAAGCCAGCAGCAGAGAGCAAGCTATGAAAACTCAAGAAGCTGCAATGACACGGCTAGAAGGTAGGGCAAAAGCATCTGGCCTTAAATACCAATCATACGCCAGCCTTGTTAACAGCGGCTCTAAAGCTGCAACTTTGATGGGATAAGATATGCCAAAGATACCCTTATACAATCAAGGTTTAGGCCAGACGGTAACAACGAAGCCAATACAAGGTGTTCGTGCTAATGAAGGCGCGTTTACTGCTGCACAAAAAGGTTTTTCTGAGTTTGGCAAAAGCTTAGAAAATGCTGCTTTTCAATTTCAAATGGAAGAAAAGAAAGCCGAAACTGACCGTGTTGGTGACGAAGAGACATTAAGTCTGCAAAACAGGGCTGAAAATTTTAGACTAAACAACAAAGACACTGATACAGCTACTTATGAAAAAAACTGGAAAAAATTTCAAAACAAAGAGTTAGATAGACTGAAACAATTGCCGCTTACAAAATCTCAGTTAAATACTGTGACAAGAAGATTGTTGCCAATTTTTTCTAGTGAAAGCAGTAAGGGCAAAATAAACGCTTACAACCGTGGGCAAAATATTAGGTTAAATGCTGCTAATGCTTTAAATGAAAACAATATTAGCAAAGCCTCAGATTTGCCGATAGGTCATCCAGACAGAGATTATATGATACAACAAATAGATGACAATATAGCCTCTTCATTTAAAAAAGATTTAAATTTAAAAGACAACTCGGTAAGTGCAAGGCAAAGAATAGCTAAACTTTCATATCAGAAAAGATTGGCTGCAACCGACAGTACGGCAGAATTGTTTGATATTCAATTTGATATAGAGCGTGACAAAGATTTAACTGCTGGTGATTTAAAAGCATTTAGCACTCAAATTGAAACAACAAGAAATCGCATTAGAGATAACACTGTAGCAGCACTAACCACAGTAATTGACGATCAAGATATTACTAATGGAAACATTACAAATGAAGGCCAAATAAACGAAAGATATGATGATGCCGCAAAATCTGAGTTTGGTGGCAATCAAATAATGCAGCAGCAATATAGGTCTTTGGATGACAAGGGCAAAGCAGATTTTCGTAGAGTTTTAGCAGAAAGAAGATCAGCTTCTATTGGGCAGCTTAATTTTATTCAAAGGCAATCTGATCGAAGAGACGATGAGGCTAATGAAACTTTATATACAGACAACATTAAATCTGTGGTTAGCGGCGCAACGAGTATTGTAGATATAAGGAACTTGGGTTTTAAAGGCGAAAAAGGACAGAAGTATAGGGAACAGCTTACGTCTATGGCAAACAAAGTTGCAAGCGGCACTATTCTGAGGGACAGCACGCCCCTTGTTTATCAAGGAACTTCTGCCTTAGTTTTGCAAGGAAAGGTTACAGACGTAACTCAAAAATATAAATTAGTGACAGACCCATCTTCTGTACCACCCGAAGGATTAAGTTTGCTTGAAAGGTTTGGAGACGGTTTAAGCAGCACAGATATAGAACATTTTGCTGGCCTAATAACAAGTAGAAAGAACGCTTCCACTAGCGCGGATTCAAAAACAAAAACAGAAGCATTTAAAGGATTTGATGATTTTGTAAATGGCAACAAGCCATCTATTATGGGTAGTGCGGCTTTCCGAAGGCTTGACCCAACATCTGATACTAGGTTTTATGATTTTACAGTACAGATGAGAAGAAGATTTGAAGAGGGGTTGGGTGCAGGCCTTAATTACAAAAATATGTTAGACCCAAGGCACCCAGACTATTTGCTAAAGCCTGACGATATGTTCGCGCCTACTAAACAAGATCAACTAAAAAACATAACCGATTCCTTTAAAGATAAATTGCCACCAACCCTACAAGATGTTAGCCCACCCACAAGATTGCCAGGACAATCAACAACAGATTACTTGACATCAGACGCTTATAAAACATGGGCTACTAGCGGAAAGCCAGCAATTTATAGGAAGCTAAGAAATCAATGAGTTCTTTAAATGGCATATCATCAGATTTGTCTGGGGCTGGTTTTAGCGAAAACGAAATCAACGCAGAGATAAAGCAGCAAGCTCAAGAGCTAATTGATGCTGGGTTTACTACAGAGGAAGTGGCGGCTGAATCTGGCATTGTGCAAGATGATGACGAAAGGGTCATTGGCCCTATTAAGCAATATTGGCAAAGCATTGCTAACGAAACAAAAAAACATTTTAATAAAGACATATCAAATGAAAGCATTATGGGAGTTCCTATAAGTGAACTTGAGGAAGCTGGTGATTTAAAAGAAGATTTTGCAAAAGTAAAAGAATGGTCTGTGGGTAGTGATGCAGAATTTGGTGAGTATTGGTCTAGGGGCATGGGTAAATCAAATATTAACCTTGCCTTACAATACCATACAAAAGGTGGTGTTGGTATTGATGTGGGGCAAGCACTCTCTGCTGAACCAGAGGACACAGGGCATATAGAAAGATGGTGGGAAAGCGTTTCTGCAATTACTGGAGATTTGCCATTTTATGTTTCCGCCGCTATTGGGGGTAATAGACTTTCTGGCGGCAATAAATTTGCAACAGGATTTGCGGCTGGGTATGTAAACGATAGTATTAAACATATGTATTTAGAGGCTTTGCAACGAGATGAAGTTGGCGGGTTTAAAGATTGGTGGAAGCTATATGTAGATCATGGGATCAAAGAAGGGTTAAAGTCTGGGGTTATCCTTGGCACAGCTATGCAAGCACCAAAAACGCTTGGGTTGCAAAGTAGTATTATAGGTAATTACGCCACCCAATATGTTGCTTTTACTGGTATGGGTGCATTACTAGAACAAAAGATGCCTACAAAAAATGAACTTATAAACACGGCTTTGGTTTTGGGAACATTTGCTGGAATTGAAGGAACTGTTAAAAGCACTAACATGGTTCTTAACCGAGTTAAAAGAACTAACAAATCGCCAGCGGAAGTAGTGGGGGAAATTTTATTAGACCCTAAAAAAATGGAAGATGTGGCAAGCCGTAACATAAAAGAATTTAGAGATGAAGTCGTACCAGCAGAAAGAATAGAACCTTTTGTAGAAGGCTCAAAGCCAGCAATACCTGTGGCTGGCGAAAAAGGTCAGCTAAAAGATTTAAGTTTAGAAGCTGTTGAGCCAACACAAGCACCACCAATAAAAACTCCTACAGTTAAAATGAGTGATTTCCATGAAGCTGTAGTTGCTTCAGAAGCTAAAAAACCTGTTAAAATTGAACCAACAATAGAGCCAGCAAAACCAGTTGAGGCCGCTGCCGAAGCAAAAGAATTAAAAGACACAGTTACCGAAACTATAGATGCACCTGTTAAGGCAGAGGCCACTGTTGTTGAGCCTACAGTTCAAATGAACGCGAAAACAGAAGCTAGAGTTGTAGAGCTAGAAACAAAAATTAGCCAAATTTTAGAAGCACAAAAAGATAGAGCTAACAGAGGTTTAGGTCTTGTAGAGCCAAGAAAAATAGATATTAGGCTTAAATCGCAGTTAGAAACGGCTCAAAAAGAACTGTCGCAAATTAAAGAACCACCTTTAGCAGAAGCGGCAGCACCGCTAGACACTACAAAAGTTGGTAATGTAGCGCCAGAAGTTGTGCAGATCGCTACATCTGATGCAGTAAATACTGTTATTGGCAGAATACAATTTGATGTTCCACAACCTAAAAGGTCTTTCGGAGAAGTTAAGGCTGACTTTATCACAATGTTTTTTGATAAAGCCCACCCAGTTTTTCAATTAGTAAAAAGATTTGAAGAGGCTGGTGGTCAAACTGGGGCTATGAACCCTTATACCCAGTTAAGAATACAGCCTGGAATGATAGGAAGGGCTATGCACATGATTCAGCATGGCACTCTTGATTTTAAAACTTTAAAAACCAACGGCAGGGGATTAGGACAAATACTTGAAAGCATCAACACAAAAGCAAAATTTAAAGAGTTTAGTGCTTATGCTGTTTCTAAACGAGCGTTAGAAAAATCAAGTCAGGGCAAAGAAACAGGCGTTCCAGTAGCCGAAGCTCAAGCTGTTGTTAAGAGTTTAGAAAGTGTATATGAGCCTATCTTTAGAGAAATGGTTGATTTCCAAAATAGGGTAGTAACTTATTTAAAGGATAGCGGAATTATATCTGAAAAAGATATGAAGTTAATGCTTGAGGCAAATAGAGATTTTGTTCCTTTCTATCGTGTTTTAGATGAGGGGGTGGCGGCAAGCAAAGCTCAGTTTGGTCAAGCTGTTAAAAATCCTTTTAAAAAATTTAAAGGCAGCGAAAGAAAAATAATAAACCCGATTGAAAGCGTTTATTTAAATACCATACATCATGTCAAGATAGCAGAAAGAAACAAAACTTTTGTTGATTTGATTGAGATGGTAGAAAAAATGCCAGAGGTTTTCCCAGAAATTTCTAGAAGCGCGGCACAAGTTAAAGCAACTAAAATTGAAGTAAAAGAAATGGAAGCCGCTTTTGATGCTCCTATAAAACCGGAGTTTGCTGAAGGCATGACTGTCTTTAGGCGTGAACATGGGATTGTCGGCAAAAGTGAAATTGCTATTTTTAGAAACGGCAAAAGAGAAATATGGGAAGTAGGTGAACAAGTTGTCGAGGCTTTAAGAGATACAAGCAGGGGCGAAGCTAATATGCTGTTAAGAGTTTTAGCAGTGCCAGCTAGACTTTTAAGGGCGGGGGCAACGCTTGCGCCAGACTTTATGGTTCGCAACTATATGAGAGACACAACAGGATCAGCGGTTACAAGCCAAAGAGATTTTAAACCTTTTATTGATTCATGGTCTGGTTTTTTCCACATTATTAAACAAGATAAAGCTTACCAAGATTTTATGAAATCTGGTGGTATGCAATCTATGGTTGTTAGTATGGATAGAAACTATTTTCAAAGGGATATACAAAAATATTTAACTGCTGGAAAAGTAAGAAACATTGTTACACAGCCAATAGAAACTTTGCGTGTTCTTTCTGAAGTTTTTGAAGGCACAACAAGAATTGGCGTGCAAAAATTAGCTGCAAAAGAAATGAGAAGAGACACTTCTTTAACAGAACGAGAAGTAATAGACAGGATGGGTTTTGAAGGCCGAGATGTTAGCATCGACTTTGCCAAAATGGGTTCAAAAATACACGCTGTAAATATGCTGTCGTCATTTTTTAACGCAAGGCTTCAAGGGTATGCAAGGATTGCTAAGTCATTTAAAGAAGACCCTAAAGGCACTTCATTAAAAATATTTAAATATATAGTCGCGCCAAGTGTTTTGCTTTGGTTCGCCAACAAAGATGACCCAAGATACAAGCAACTACCAGCTTGGCAAAAAGATATGTTTTGGATTGTTATTACGCCCGAAATAGGGATTGGTGATAAAATATCTAAAGATGACAACGATCATACCATCTACAGAATACCAAAACCATTTGAGCTTGGGTTGCTTTTTGGCTCTGGTGTAGAAAGAATATTAACTGCTGTTTATGAAGAAGACCCAGAGCCTTTAACAAACTTTATTAAAGACTTGACAACGAGCAATGCGACTGGACTTGTGCCAATCCCTGATGTAGCTAAACCAGCAATAGAGGCGTTTAGTAATAAGAACTTATTTAACAATACGCCTATTATTCCTTATGGATCAGAAAATATGCTGCCTGAGTACCAGTATAATGAGTATACAAGTGAGACAGCAAAAGTTGTTGGCAAGGCTATAAGTGAGATTACTGGTGGTAGAATGGGCAGTCCAGCCAGATTAGACCAGTTAATAAGTAATTGGACAGGAACATTGGGGAGATACACCATTCAAACTCTTGATTATGGTTTGAGGGAATCCGGTATTGTAAAAACACCAGAAAAACCTGAGTTTCAGCTAGAAGATTTGCCAGTTATAAAAGCATTTTTAGTTAGAGATGCTACTGGCTCTTCTGAGTATATCCAGAGGTTTTATCAAAAATACAAGAAAGCTGAAGGTTTTATAAAAACTTTGGACAAATTAGAGCGTGAAGAAAGATTTGAAGAAATACCTGAGTTGTTAAGAAAATCTGATTTAGACCTTTTAGTGTTGCGAGATGCAAGAGAAGCAATGAGTGCAATAAGAGAAATAATTAGAACTATTTACATG